TAGGAGTACCGGCAATAGAGCTAGAGGTTAACGCCCTATCTTGGAAAACTACGTTACCGCTAGGGTCCATATAAACCGCGCCGTACTCGCTAGTTTCTACGGTAATCAAAGCGTTTAGGGCTGTCCTGGTAGTGCCAGGGTCTACCTGTAGCGTCGTCTGGCCTGTGTCAATATCGCGCATAGAGTTAGGCCAAGCCACAGCGTCCAAAATCTTAGTAACTCTGGCCCCTGATAACTGCCCAGCTGTAGCACCGGCAACAGTTGATACAGTGCCCATATTAAGCAATCTAAAGCCGTCTACGGCCGATAGGGTCGTATAACTGACCTCGCCTACTACTTGGGCCTGAGTAAAGTTATAGCCTGTTATATAGCCTGCAAACAGCGGATAGACTAGGCCGGTATTATTATCAGTTGCAGTTATTGTAACCTTACGTAAAGGCAGCAAAAGCCCCGCGTAGGGGCTGCTTAGGTTTTCTGGGTTAAAGTCGCCGTTAATATCGGCGATACGTATAGAAGCAGTACCGGCCTGGAATTGGTCCGCGTTAGCATTACGACCGCGTTGGATACTTACAGCCTGGACTTGATTAGATACGTCAGCTGTAACAGCTGCACTATCAGCCAACACGTTAACGCCTAATACACCAGAACCAATAATCATAGCCTGGCCAAAAGAAGCACCAGAGCTAAAGTTAACTATGCAGTTGATCGTTGGGGCTGCCATTAGCTACCAGCTGAGGTAAGGCTATTACCTGCCCTATTTAATTCTTGCAAGGCTGTTTGTACTGTTTGGTAAAACTCAAAAGTAGAGCCTACGTTTATGCCGCCTTGCAGGTTAACGGTTAGGTTTGTTGTGCCTGCTGTGCTTTGTTGAGCAGCTATACCGGCTTCCATTTGCATATTAGCTGCGCCTAGTGCCGCTAGATCAAAGCCTAAGTAACTTAGGTCGCCCATGCCGCCAAAGGTTCCAGCTGCTATCGCGGTTTGTGCTTCGGCTAAGCCAGGGGCAAAAGTGCTACCGGCTGCACCTACGCTATAAGCTACCGCGCTTGGCACTGAGGCTTTACCTAGAGTTGCGATTCTAGCCCTAGCGTCTGCGAGTATTTCCTCGTTAGCTTTCTTTGATTCCTCTACGATCATTTTAAGCCTGGCAATTTCATCAAAAGTTGACTGCCGTTTAGCCGCGTCTAAATCTTGCAGGGCTTTAAGATCGTCGTTCTTGTCCTCGGTTTTTAATGCCTGTAGGGCCTTTACCCTTGCCTCGTCCTCTTTAGATAGTTTGCCCTGTAATGCAGCTGCTAGCTGTATCGCGTCTAGGTCAAAGGTACGCGCTAGGCGTTCGTTCGCTGTTTGCACTTTAGTAAGGCTTACTATTTTAGTACGGTCGGCTATTTCAACCTTACGAGCTTTAGCAGCCTTAGCGGCTGCCTGCTCAGCTACTCGCGGGCTTTGTCGGTTAGTAGCTGTAATTTCACTAGCTACAGTTGCTTTACCTAATCTGGCTAACTCATTTATAGCAATAGCTACAGGGCCAAACTGCAGTAAGTAATTTAAAGCCTTACCGCCAAAGCTACTGGTAAGTCTGTCTGCTAGAACGCTAACTCCCGTAATAGCTAAACTAGTCTGATCAGCAAAGTTTTGCATAGAGTCGGCTGCGTCGTCTATGCCTTTTTCGTCGCCTAACCTTCTAATACCGTTGATTAAAGCAAAGCCAATAGTTTCGCTAGCCTCTGTGGCTGCTATCTGTAATTTAGCCATAGAGCCTGCGTAGGTATCTACTGCAGCTTTAGCACTACCCGCAAACAAAACAGTTAGTCGCTCTTGGATTTGTTCAAAGCTAAGGGTTTTTAATTCTGCTTTAGTAATTCCTACACCTAAGCGGCCCAGGGCTGTTGTGTTGCCCAGGTAGGCACGATTTAGGCTCATTGTAATAGCCTCTAAAGATTTGCCAGTACCCGCGCTTATGTCAAGGCTAAGGGCTAGTAATTGCTGAGCCTTGCCTAAATCATTAGTAGCCCGTATTAGTGAAGCAAAGGCCGGCCTAAGCAAGTCCTCAGATACAGCCGTAGCTCTTTGCAGGTTGTCTATGTAGCTATTAACACCAGTAGCAGCAAAGGCTAAGCCTAGATTTTTCAGCTGATTATTTAGGACTGCTACAGCTTTAGATTCCTCTAGGGCTGCGGTTACTGCCTTTTTAGTAAAGGCTGTTACTGCGGTAGTAGCTGCAGCAAAAGATAATTTAGAGGCTAGCCCCATTTTCTGAAAAGATTTTTCTAAACCGCCAATACCTTTAACGGCCTGCTTAGTACCTTTGTTGTTATAGCTGACAATTATAGGTACTTTAATAACCATTATTTAGCCAGCTTTCGATTTACTATAGCTTCGGCTTTTGCTATTGCATAATTAGATTTGGTAATAATTTCTGGCCTGTTATCCTCTACCGCTTTGTAAGCTATGCGTCCCTGTTTGCCGCGTACCGTTACGTTTGACTGATCTCTAATAGCTTTAATGAACTTAGCACCCTGGGCGGTCTTACCGTTATGCCTACCGGCCCACTCGTAGATATTACCGGCTGGGTCTGCGTTGATAAGTAAATAGGCTTTGCTAGTCCAGTTACCGCGTTTGCGGGCGCGGTCTATCTTTGTTTTTAAACCCATTTTTATAGGCTTGGCTTGAAAGGTTAGGCGCGACCACTTGCCCTCTTTAACGGGTCTAGCCCAGCCGCTCATAGGTGAGACAGTCGGGGCTAGTGTTCTAGCGTCTATCTGGGCTATTTTCATAGCCTGGTAAATAGTTTTATTCATTTCTTTTAATGCGTCTGGGTCAAACTTACGTAAAGCGCGCACAGTTTCATCTAAGCCTACGATTTTTGCTGTAGCCACGCTTTGCCGCCTCGTTTCTATCTTTTAGTACTTTGTAGACTGCCGCTAACATCTCGGGCGACATTTCTACAAACTCTTTAGGTGCTATGCCAGTTTCGACCGCTAACGCTGCTATTTGGTAGGTAAGTAGTTCCCTATTACCTACCCAGCTAAAGGGTCGCTATCTAGCACCTCTACTGCCTTTAAGGTGTTAAGAAAAGCCTCACCGAATAGAGCTACTGTCTGGCCGCTGCGTTTAATCGCTAGCCAACATAAGTAGTAAACGTCGGTTTGTTTTTCTTGTTCCCTAAAACATTTATTTATGCCCATTTTTGCGTACGCTTCAAACTCTACTTCGATAGCCGGCGTAATGTCGTATTCCTCAACTACGCCGGTATCTCTAGTAATTTTTAACCTTGCCATTTTCTAGCCCTCTTTTCTAATTAGCTTACTGCTGGAAACGGTGCTGTTTGTGCTGTAATGTCAAAAGTAAAGTCTAGCTGTGCAACTTCACCGTTAGCACCGTTAATAGGTGTGTAACCGTTTACAAAGCAAGAGCCTTTGTAGACTGGGTTTGTAGAGCTTGCAGTAGAACCGTTAGCACCGATCTCAAACGCTGCAGACGTACCGCTAAGGCTGTCTAATACTGCACGTGTTGAACCTGCCCCGATAGCTGCCTGGTCAATATAAAGGCTGCCGCTTAGGGTTGAGGCCTGCAAACCTTTTAGGTATTTGTGTGCTGCGTCGCCCATAGCTGTAATTTCTAGCTGATCAAAGTTTACGTTAATGCTAGCTGAGATAACTACGCTAGACATATCGTAAGTACCTAGTTTTAGGTAAGTATTATTTGTAAAATAAATTGCCATTATTCCTGCACTTCCTTTACTTTAGTAGGGGTTGGGCTTACTGAGGTTTCCTCTAAAGCACCAATTTTTAGCAAGTGTGGTAAGTCCCACCCTTCTAAATCTGTTTCGCTCACCGTACCGCCTAAGCCAACGCCTGCGATATCGTTATCTATCATTACTTTGTAGTTAGTCATTGTTAACTCCAGCTACTTATTATCTCTAACCCTGCTTCACTCTGAAGCAAGTTACCGCTAGGCGTTTCTAAAATTGCAGGTGCGCTAAAACTAGTTATGTTAATTGTCAAACCAGAGGCGGCTAACTTTGTCATAACAGCCAGGTAGTAATCCTCTAGCTTGGTCTGGCTACCTAAGTTATCCATAACTGGCACTAACAAAAATAATTTAAAACGTACTGTAGGGGCTATAGCAGTTTTAACGTTGCTGTTAACCAGGATATAAGGGTCATCATTGGCGATAACTAGCGAGTTAGCTAAAGGGATTTCTGGGACGTGATTAAACACTGTCCAGACTCCGACGTTAGCTAACGCTGTAGCTAGTGTTGATCTAAGGGTAGTTATGGCTGCAGGCATTAGCCCACCATAGAATTAGGCGACATATACGGCGCGATTAGGCCGCGTACTTTTGCTATAAGGGTATTGCCTAGCTGATAAGGCGAGGCTATAAAGCCGTCTACAGTTGTAATGCTGGCACCTGGGGCACTGCGTGCTTGCCAAATTGTCGTAGCTAATGCAGCTGCGGCTTCGCGTACAGCTGGGGTAGTTGCGTAGTCTACATGTGTAGGTGCGCTTACTGTCGCCGGTGGTTGCAGTCTGTGTCTAGGCTCGTCGGTTGCCTGACCTGTAACAGTGTACGTAATTGAGTAACTGTCAGGTATAGAGGCTACGGTTTTACTTCCGTTATATTTCGCTCCTGCGTCGGTTACTACAATAGTTTCGCCAACGTAAAAGCTTACAGGATTATCAAAGTATAAAGTAGCTACGTTACTTTTCATAGATTGAGCAACAGCAAAAAACTTATCAAACCAAAGATATTTTTTAAGTATGTCCTCTGTAGCCTGGCAGACTTCCTCTACTGAAGCGTCTGTGTAAAGGGTAATCCCAGTTATGTTAAGCAAAGCGCGTAGCTCAGCTTGGGTTATATACGTTGCAGGCACGCGCTCTACTCCTAACTGTTTGGCCTAAACCCCACCGGACTAGGGGCAGGGTCTAGGGTTCTAGTGTTTTAGGCTTACGCCTTGTTATTTTTGAACGCGCCGCCTGAGGCTAAATTGGCCAATGCGCCGTAGCCGTAGTACATGATCTCGATTTGGCCGCTAGCAATTACGTTGGTGGTTAAACGTAGTGCTGGGGATTCGTACCAGGTGAAGCAGTCAGGGTTTACTACTAGTAAAGTACCGTCCCCGTCGCCGCCGTTTGTGTAATCAACGTATAGATCAAGCCCGGCTACGTTACCGCGTAGGCTTGATACTGATACTGCGCCGCCTGCGTTTTGTGGCTGTTGCGCTGTGTAGATTGGTCGCCCTGCGTCGTTAAGGGTCATAATGTTTGCCCATTGACCGCTTGAAGCAATCATGTTACGAGCAAACCGCTTAGAGTTTGAGTAAACGCTAGCTGCACCTCGTGAAACAATACCTAAAAGCTCTGAGGCTGTTGGGTAAGTTGCTACGGTAGTAGCGTCTAAAGTTGCTGCAGAAATTAGCTCGCCGTTAACAAATGAGTTAGTAGCTAAAGCATACGCATCGGCCATTTGTTGTACTAAAACGTTCAACAGGACGGGGTCCGACCGGTCGAACAATTCGACCGAAACCGTATTTTGCCCTGCATATTTATTTACAGTAGCAGTTACAAACTCTACCTCCATGCCGGTTTCTGACGGTGTGCCGCCTTCGTTTGTGTCGGCTACGGTAGGGACGGTTTTAATGCGAGGGATTTGTAGCGACATACCCGCTGCTGGCAGGGTTGCAGTGTTAATGGCTTCAATACTTGCGCGGAAGCTATCTGACTTCCCGTTAAACAAAGTAGTTAGCTGAGGTGTTGGAATAAGGCCTGCGTTGTTTGTTGTTGAGTCATCAGCTGCGCGTACCCATAGTGCAGACTCGCTGCCTGGGTCGCGTGTTGCCTGTACTTTGTGAAATAGGTAATCGGCAGGAGTAGCGATAGGGCTACGGGGTGCAGTATAGGCAGGGGCCGTTACTGTTGGGCGTGAGGCTTCGACCGTTTGTGCGGCTTCTACCTCGGGTGCTGGGGTAGCGTTATCCACGCTGGCCTCACTTTCGGTTGGTTGGGTTTCTTGGGTTTCCTCTACTGGCTCAGGCTCTACCTCACTAGCTGCGACGGATTCAACCGCTGCAGATTTAAAGGCTGCTGCCTGGACCAAACTTACTTCGCGTAAAACGGCAGACTGTACGTAAAGTACGCCGCCTCTTTCCTCGCTCGCGTCAACTGTTACGCCAACACTCAAACCGTCGCGTAAATTTTCGCTTGCCTCTATTAAACTATCTGTACCTTTTGTAGTAGCACTTACTTTAAAGGTTGCATAAAGGCCGCGTGTATCCTCGCTTATATTTTGCGCAAACCCGATAGGGTCAGTAGCTGAGTGTTCTAGTAATAATTTAATTTTACCGCCGGTTTGGTAATTTATTGAGCCTTGCTCGAAAACTACTTTACCTACGCTGGTGTTACCGATTTCGCCAAACGGTACAATTTTACCGGCAATAATTCTACGCTCTTGGTCTGTAGCTTCTATTGAGCTGTTAAAGTTCAACTGCATTAGGTGTACCCCCGTTAGGTGTTAGGTCTTCCATTTCGCGTGCTTGTTCTACTGTAATTAAATTAAGGGCTAACATTTTTTCTATTACTGCTAAGCGTGTTAATGCGTCGCTACGTAAGTAACTATCGTCTAATGACATACGGACATAATTTTGTGAATTAGTCATATCGTTCATAGATAAACGTTCCTCTATTGCAGATATAAAAGGCCGTAGGCTCATATCTACAAACTGTTTGCGCTCGTCCATAACGTTGGAGTAAGTCATAGAGTTATTGGCGTCTGCACTAAGCAGGTAAGCCGGTACGTTACAAAGTCTGGCTATCTCAGTAGCTAATTCTTGTTTAGCTTCTGAATACATCATATCTTTAGGGCTAAAAGCTGTTGGCTCATACTTAAGCGTGCTAGATAGGTACGCTGTGCTGCGCTGTGTACGTGCCAACTTCCAACTAGCTAGTAGTCCCGTAATTTGTTCCTCTGGTAAGTCTGCGCCTGAGTTTTGAATATATCCGCTAGGTATCGGCGTACCAGCTGCAACAGCTGCGGCTTTTTCTAAATCCAGGGCTGCGCGTAAAGTTCTACCGCCTCTATTTAAAATACCTTCATCCATAGCTTGGAAAGTAATTAAACTGCCGATACCGCTGTTAGGTCTTTCGCTGCCGTCAACTGCATAAGATTTAACTAAAGTATTTGTGTTATTTAGAGTTACTGTAACGCGTGTGTTAGCAACCCAAGCGAACCGACTAGGCCGCCCGTCGTCTGCGTATAACTCGGTAACTTCCCAATACGCAACGCCGTAAAAAAATAAAGCGTCAACAGTCCAGCCTAAAGTAACCATACGTGGCTGCCTGTAATCTGGTTGATCTAACCAGATTGGGTTACCTAATTCTTGGCCAGTAGATTTACGGTAAAGGTGTAGCGGTAAAGTTCCTACTACACCTTTGATTAACGCTGCAGCTCTAGCGACGGACGGTACAGCTATAGCGTCTGACCGGGTAATAAAAGTTTGAGGAGTAAAGAATAAGCTACTAGGGTCTGGTTCGAATACAGGCGGGTTATATTGCGCGCGTATCGTCGGGGTACTTTGAGGCGCACTGACAGACTCAACCAGGCGTAATGATTGAAATATCCCCACGTGCGTAGTATAGACACATTTTAAATAATTTGTCCGATTTGTTCGGCGTGTCTAATTGACTATTATCTGCGCGACTGCCTGAGGCCTAGAGGCGTACCAGGCGACCATAGCTACACCGATAGCGGCGCATATTTCACCGGCTGACTTACGCCTTACTATTTTCCAGCCATACTCTGTGTGTTTAGTAGCGCACGCGGCTATAGCCTCATTTAGCACTAGATCGTTTGGGTGCAATAACTGACCATGACTCATAAGCTGGGCGAGCCGGTTGCTAGCTTCATTTTGCATTTTGCCGCTAACGTCCATAAGGGTAGTACCTGCACCTTTTAAGTAGCTGGCTACGTTTTCGCTAACCCATTTGTCATACATGAGGACCTTAGGCCTAAATCTCATAATATGGGCGTTTATGTCGCTGGCCACTTGTCTATCGTCTAAAGGTGTAGCTGTGTTCCAGACTTGCAACACTTTAACCTTTACGCGCATTTCGTCGACCTTTTGCCCTGCAATTAGTACGGCGTACTTATTCGTATAAGACTTATCAAACGCAAAATAAGTGAGTCCTCCTGGCTCAACTACTATTGACTCATCTTTACATTTATCCCACGCGCCTATCTCAAACGGGCTTGCCAGGTTATCTACAAACTGACAAAGTACCTCAACTCTAAAGGTTAACGGGTCGCTGGTAGCTAGTGAGTGTTTTAGTATTTCCTCGCTCATTGTGTGGCCTAAAGCAGGTACAGCCTCTACCCAGCCTTTAGGGTCCTCTATTTTTCTAGACGGGTGAGCCGACCACTCTAACCAGCCCAGAGTAGGGGACACGTCAGCGATTGCCTTATCGCGTAAACTGTTTAGCACTGTAGAGGATTTATCACCGGCATTAGATACGGTCAGCATTTGAGCCGCTGGCCTAGCGTTCATAGTAAAGCTAACCGCCTCCATAGCCTCCGGCGTAATTGTGCGTAACTCGTCCAGAAATACAAAGTCTGCAGATAGTCCGCGGCTGCCGTTGTTTGTTGCAGCTACCACGATAATCCTCGCGCCGTTCTTAAACCTGATCTCTTGTTTACCGTTGGTTAAGTAGTAACGCTGGTAAAGGTGCATTAGCGACGGGTTGCTAGTAATTATGTCGTTTATCTGGTATAGGGTCATTTCTGCTTGCTGAGCATTAACAGACATTAGAATAATTGACTTTTCCTCGAATAGGTAGATACCTGCCAGTATTCGGATTTTAGCTAACTCGGTTTTACCTACCTGGCGACTGCAAACAATACCCAGCGTGCGACGCGTCCATTTACCGTTAGTCGTTTGCAAAAGTTCACGTAATGCTGTGATCTGCCAGGGCATAAGTTTGATACCTATGGATTCTGCAAAAGCTAAAGCTAACTCGGCCTTTTCGTAATCGCCTTCTACAGCTGCAGCTCTTATGCGCGGTGTAGGGCTTCCAATTAACCGGCCTCCCAAAGGATAAACATTTGTCTTTGGACTGTCGGTTATGTCCGGTTCATACTGGTTTGGACTGGTATTAAAATTCGGACTTATCGGGACAATCTCGGGTAAATTGGAGTTTACAAGATCGGGAGGGCCCTTCCCTCCCCT